CACGCCTTGCACCCCGTCCTCGGTGAATGCCATGATGTACTCTTCAAGGCTGTTGTTGAAACCGAAGGCTACGTTGGATGTGCCTTGAGATGCGACGATCACCCCGGTGTCCGCGGATCCATTGTTGCCGATCCCAAGGATGGGATCCTTGATGAACACGTTTTCCGTTTTCAAGTAGGACGTGGAACCGTAGACGTTCAAGTTCCCGTAGATGACCGTGTTCCCGGTGAGTTTATTGAGATTTCCAGTGATTTCCGTGCCGTTCGGAACGAAGATGCCGTTGGCGTACACGTTCCCATTGACGTCGAGGGCGTACAGGTTGGATGGGAGATCGGTCATGATCCCAACCCGACCGGAAGTCACAAAGGCATTCGAGCCGGTGAACTGGATGGTGTTCGAGACGGTGTTCCCGTAGTCACTCACGTGTTGGAGGGTGATGTTGGAGATGGCACCCCCGTCCCCGGTGATCACACCTTGGAACACTGGGTCCGTCTCGAGTGCACTTATGCGCGCCGAGTTGGATGTGCTGTAGGTGAAGAGTGTGCCTATGTTCGCCTCGTTATTGGAGGAAGTTATTTGCAGAGACACCACGTTGGCCTCGGTGTTGGTGAGGCGGAGGGTGTTACTGAAGGTGTCCGTCTCCAAATTTGAAATTTGTAGGGAGTGTGCATCGGTGAGTGCTTCCAAAGTCGTGATCCTCACGGAGTTGGATTCTAAGTTTGTTGACAGATTGTCGGTGGTGATGTAGAGGTTGGCGATGTTACTGGAATTCACCGAAATCCGGAAAGAATTATTTTCAAGTCTGCTGGACAGAGTGGTGATGGCTGTGGCGTTGGATGCCAAGAGGCCACTCAAGTCCGTGATCCTATTGCTATTGTCAGTCAAGTTGCTTTCGAGGTCTGCGATCCTAATGACATTTGATAAATGCCAGGTCGTGAGTGAAGAGAGGCGGAAACTATTACTGTCGACATCCGTTCGCAGAGACGTGACCCGCGCCGCGTTATCTGCGAGGTCGTTCACGGCATCGGTCAATATGGATGCGTTTGAATCGAGATTTTGTTCGAGCGTGGACACCCGTCCGGCGTTCGACTCGAGATCGGTCTCTAAGACGGCGATGCGCCCGACATTCGATACCATGTCGGTCTCGAGGGCGACACCCGTGAGCGTGGTGCCGTCACCAAAGTATCTGTACGCGGCGACGTTCCCGAAGATGTTGGTGTTCAACGTTCTACTGTCATCGAATAAGATGAACCTGTCGGAAGCTATGCTTTCGGTGTAACCAATCCTAAGTTCGTCTTCTTGTTCGGTGTATGCCATGGACACATTGATCGGTAAACCTCGATAGTTTATATCACTCGGGTCGTCGGGTCTGTTCATGATGATCCCGAGATCGAATGGGAAATTGACGTCGGTGTTATTCTTCCCGAGTGAGATGATCGGGTCACTGATGTCTAAGTTTTTCGTCTGCACGGCGGTGATGTCCCCCACGGTCGTGAGTGACCCTCCGATGTAGACGTTCCCGAGCACGGTCAAGATGGCATTGGACGTGACATCGTCGACGTACAAGTTCGAACCCACGGATAACGTGTGTTGCAGTTCGGCATTGGCGATACTCACGTTGGAAGAGGTGATGAACGACGCGAGCTGCAAAGTCTCTGTGGTTGTGTTTCCTTCCTCACTCACCCCCTGGAGGTTTTGTGGGACTACGCTAATTCCGGAATCCACGAGCTCCCCGGTGTTCTGGTCGTAGGCGATGGCGTTGGACAACGCTTCGGACTGACCTAGCACTCGAATGGGAGCTGCGTAGAACCCGGCTTGTGGAGCTTCGATCACGCGATCTGAAGCGTTCACAATGATGGTGTTCTCAGCCTGTTGATCAGGCTGGTTTCTACCGAGGCGGACCTGTTTGGATCTCTCGATAGTGGAGAGGTTTTTCACCATTTAATATAGGGTCGTATTTTAATTTGAGTAGAGTTGGGCCGCAATCCCGTTCTTCGCCCGAAGAATGTTCCACGACGAGGCGTAGATGGTATCCACGATAGGGTCGGTTTCAGAGTAAATTCTGAATGAGGAAATGCGGCTACAGTTCAAGGAACCGCACGGGTTCTCGTCGCTGGTGTTGTTACAAAAGCTGTACATGAAAACATCTGGTGAGGTGACGTTTTCCGTGTGAAAGTAGTGCGCGGCTTCCATGAAGTGTGGCCGCCCATGCCTGAACCCGCCGTTGAGATCTGTGCCGTTGATGGCGATCTTGATTCTATTATTGAGTGAACGCAGTGCGGACGTGGATGCGGTGTTGCTCGACGCGATGAACTTGACCGGATGTGAGAAAGTGAGTTCTTGGACGCGTTCGTTCCCACCGATGTTTTTTTGGGTTTGGGTGATGAGCATGTTGAGTTCGTTATTGGCCAACTGTTCGCGTTCTTGATCGGACAAGTAGTAGTAATTGGAGAAACACGACCACGTGTATTGGTCGGCGTCCGGCCCCCACCGCACGTGGAGTTCGGCGTCGGAATACTTCATCGCACACAGTGGGAGCGCATTCTTCACGTTTTCATTCCACCAGAACCTGAGAGGGTAGAACATGGAGACCCCACCCCCGTGTGGGCCGTTCGAGCTTTTGCTTACGTTTCTTGCAAACATGTCCACGGCGATGCGTTCGGTGAAGTCGGAGGTCATGGTGTCAATCTTCTGTCCACCGATGACGATGGAGACTTCCTTGATGAGCCTGGTCCAGTCGTTCACCGTGACCGAGGCCCCGCCTTGTTCCACGGCGAAGTAGGTGTATCCCACCAAATCCCCGTGCCTTTCGAGAACGATCCTGGACAGCCCGTCTTCGACGGGTTTGCCGTAAATTTTTTGTTTTTCGACACACTGCGAAAACGGAGTGTGTCGCTTGTACACTGCGGAAAAAAAAGAACTATTTGGTTCGCCGCCCGAGATCCATTCGTCTTGGGCGCCCAGGGCCGTGAAAAGCTGGTACGACATGTTTTACTATAATACCTCGAGAAAATTACAAATTACCTTTTCTGCAGACAAAACGCAAAACCAAAAAGTTGTCCCCGCTGACGCTCGCGTTCTTGATGGTTTGACCTTCTTGGTCCATGATTTTCACCGTGAACCTCTCGACGCGCTTGATCGGATCGATGTATTGGGCGACAATGGGATATTCATCCTTGAACTTCACGAGGGTGTCCCCGGATGAGTGTGTCCCGGCGTCGGTGATGATTGAGGCGAAGGACGATCGCACGGCGGTGATGGACGCCTGCCCCCCGTACACGTTGGAGGCGCGATCGTTAAAATTAGAGTTGAGTTCTTCGATGGACACGTAGCAGTGTTCGGTCGCCGCGCTGGTGTGGATGTGCGCCCCGAGGAGCCTGGCCTGCACGACGTTTTTCAGCGGCTGCGTGAGGTAAGCCGTGAACGTGTTGGCGCTTGCCTGGCCGATGCTGTCCAACGTGATGGTGTGGTACTCGTAATCGAGATCAGGGATCGTGGCGTTGGCCGTGATCTGAGCCATGGTTTAAAGTAAGCTTAGATTAATTTATAACCCGCAGACTTGCGCACGAATTCTTCGGCGCCGCAGAGACCACCTGGGGTGGGCACGGAGTACGTGCTTTCACCTTCGTTGCGCGAGCCTGCGACGCACTCGGACTTCTTCGGGAGGTCGAGGATGGATCCTTCCGGGCCGGGTTCGGCCAAAGTCACCTCCTGGTATCGGCTTTTGAAGGCACCCATGGCGAAGATGAGGGCGAGCAAGATGGCGATCGCGGCGATCATGTTTCGGTTCGTCTTGTTCAGGTTAAGCATTTTATACTTTTTGTGAAGAAAAAAAAAGTGCGTTAAAGCGTAGCCCCTTAATTTCAACATAGAGAGTAGATGACCGAAATCGTAATCGACCGATCTTCAGCCAATGTGATGAAATTGAGTGCCGATGAGCAGGCGATGATGGACGAAATTGAAATCAGCACTTCGCGCCCGAAGCCTATGCCTAGGAAGCCTTCGGCACCCCCGCCTCGTGGCGAGGACTTCCACCAGGAAGAAATCGATGCCTTTATGAACCCAACGAAGCAGAGTGCGCCCAAGCCACCACCTGTGATGCCTACGAACTTCGATGACTACGACGAGCCGCCTATGGAAGATTTATATGGCGACGACGACTACGGAGACGACGACGGCGGTGCTGGTTTACCGCAGGAACAGCCTTCGCGGGGTTACACGTCCGTGGAAGAGGAGCGCCTTGACTTGTTGAACAAGCTCGAGCGCCTTTCGAAGAAGGGCCACGCCGTGAACCGCAAGCTCAACGCGTACTCCCCGATCGAGGACGTTCGCGCGGAGATCAAGCGCGTGACGTACAGCATCGAGGTCGAGCAGGGCGTTAAGTTTGCTCGAAAGGTCTTGGTTGCTTGCACCACGGGTTTGGAATTTTTGAACACACGTTTTAACCCCTTTGAGTTACAACTCGAGGGTTGGTCGAACAGTGTGCACGAAAATTTGGAAGATTACGACAGCGTGTTCGAGGAACTCATCGTGAAGTACCGTTCTTCGATGAAGGTTGCCCCGGAGCTGAAGTTGATCTTGATGCTTTCCGGTTCGGCCATGATGTATCACCTCACGAACAGCATGTTCAAGGCGGCTATCCCAGACATCGGTCAGGTGGTGAAGCAAAACCCCGACTTGGTGAAGAACATGATGGCTGCGGTGCAGAACACGGCTGCGAACAACGCCGCCCAGGCTGGTGGTGGCACGAGTGCCGACGGTTCCTACGAAATGCAGGGCCCTGGTGTGGACATCAGCACTCTCATGAATGGTATCATGATGCCTCCGATGCCGATGAACACCAGACAGGAAGAACCCGAACAGACTGCTCCCGAGGAATTCGCGGATGACGTGTCGGACATCGTGTCTGATGGAGGTGGGGACGCGGATGGTGGTGGATCAGAGGAAGTCAAGGAGGTGTCTGTTCCAGCGGCACCCAAGAAGCGGGGTCGCAAGAGAAAAGAAATTAATCTCTGAGTATTACTATAGATGCAACCTCTGGCATTGTGCCCCTTGGAGGAAGACGAACCTCCGCGCCCGGTCGCCGCCGCTACCACCGCGAGCGCCGCCTCACAGGCGCAAAAAGTCGTGGACCAACAGCCAATCACGTTGGAAGACAGTGAATGTAACTATTTAGTATTATTTTTTATCATGGGTGTCATCATCTTGGCGATCACGGACGCGATGAAAAAGTGACGTCACTTTTTGACACATGAACTACCGCCGCGAACTCCGCCTCGAACTCGACTGTCTCCTCGCCAAGGGTCAGCTCCATGGTAAGAACACGCCTTTCGGCTTCATAGCGCACCCGTCGACCACGATGCAGTGCGCTATGAAGGGGGACTTGCGTGAACTCAAGTTTTTACATAAAAGGGGGTGTCCTTGGGATGAAACCCTAACGAAGTATGCCGCCGCCACGGGTGAATTCGATAGTTTACGCTATGCTATCGAACACGGGTGTCCTTTCAATCACGAGGCCGTGACGTACGCCGCGCGTTTCGGGAAGATGAATTGCCTGCGTTACCTCGTCGAACGTGGGGGCGACGTCACGGAAGACGCTCTCACGTGCGCGCATGAGTTTTCAAAGAAGATTGGTAGCAGCGAGTGTTTCGACTACGTGATTAGTAAGTATAGGTCGCCTTTTGGGAAGTATTCGCTAAAATACGGGAAAGCCTGCCATTCTTTGCAGAAATTACCTTCACGTATATGTCGTAGTAGTATTTGTTAGTGTTTGTAGTGTTATATGGAGTTATTTCAACTTGATTAGATGTCGTGCGCACGATGGGGCTCCACGGGTTAGGGTTCGCGCCACCGAACACGTTCTTCGTGCCCACGGCGATGGGCACGCTGGACTGCACCCCGTTCGAGCTCCCACCTTGGACTTCGAGGACCATGGTGCTTATGTTGTTCTCACCCCCACTCTTCGCGTCCCGTAGGATGGCCTTCACTTTAGCGTAGAAGGCGTCGTTCCCGAACTCCAACTTGATGTTTTTCCCTTGACCCACGTCCACGAAAAAAGTGGAGCTGTACCTTTTACATGCCACGTTATCTGAGTTGGTGATCATCCCCCCATTCACGTGGAGGGTGGTGCTTGGTTCGGCGATGCCGACGCCGACGGCCGTCCCTAACTCGATCCGCCCACCGAAACTAATGTTCGAAGACACCTGGAGGTCACCTTCCAAGTAGACGTTCGACCCCGACGACGGGGCGATGTGCAAGTGGCCGCTGCGATCGGCGTAAATATTCGACGTCCCGTGGGAAGTTTTGAATTCTACCACAGCATTGGCCGTGGAGTGCTGCACGCGGGCGGTGCCGTCGTACACGTGGAACTTGGTCTGAGGGTTGGACACACCCACGCCGACGTTACTATCGGCGTTGAAGTGCATGACGTCCACCGACGTGTCGTTCGACAACACCCCTAAGGTGAAGGTGTTCGCATTAGGGCTGGATCTCTTTTTCGCGCGAAGATAGCCACCGAAACCTGGGTCGTTCAGAACCCTTATGCCGGCGTACTTGTTCGCCGTGGACGCCGCGGGTGATTCCACTGTGAGCACGTCCACGTCCGTGTCTGCTTCGTCGTAAAAGTTTACCAACGTCGTGGCCGTGGTTGTTCCTACGCACACGTTCCCGTCATTCGTGAAGCGCACTTTTTCGTTGTTCCCATCTGGGCCGAAACGGAAGGATAAGTCGCTTTCTTCTTGGCAATCGAAAAAGTTTTTACCCGTGGCCGTGGAAGTGATGGTGCAGTTCGAGAAATCCATGAGTGAGCCGTACGGGATGCGAATGTCCCCGTTCACATAAAGTCGGACGTCGTTCCCAATGTCGGCTTCTTTGGATTGGTTTTCGTTCAGGAGTAATCTTCTGTTCCGCGTGATCAAAGCCGCGGGTGTGGTCTGGAAAATGGTGTCCCCACCGATTGCGGTGATGTTGTTTTCGTTATCCTTCATGCCATCGATGATGTCTTGATCAATCTCGGACGTGCTGTTGTACACCTGGAACACGTGTTGGCCAGCGATGTGCCTGATTTGATCCGGGCCATCACCGGTGGCTGCGGAATCGTTCCCTTTGAACATTAAAATTTCCGAACGCCCAGACACGTCGTACTGCCGTTCCTCGATGAAGGAGTGGACGAAGTTGTCTTGGTCGTACTGCACACCCTTGAAGGCTAAGAAGTTTCCAATCTTGACGTCCCCGTCGACGTGGAGTTTGTATGCACTTTCTGGTGTGTCTGTGTTGATCCCCACCGTTCCCAAGTTATCTATGGTGAGGCGGGTTTCCCTTTGGATGGCGGCGGCGTTTGAGGAAATTTTAAATTTTTGTGTCTCCCCCTCGACACCCACGGCCCACCCATCGTACTGGCCTGTGGTGACTTTGTACGACGAAAAGGCATTTCCACCGGCGTCATTCACCTCGCAACACACGATGGCGTCTTGGTTCGCTGCGTCGTTAGAGTTGTACACCCACACCCCGTTATTCCTTGGATTGGCTCCACCCGAGGTCCACACTGTGAGCTTGGCCGCGTCATCCGTGGCTGCTCCGAGGTGTGTGCCGATCCCGACCTTACCGTCGCTTCGCACGGTCATGACTTGCTGCGCGGCCGCGTAGTCGTTCTCAGCGAGGTTGAAGTCCAATCTCGTCTTGGAAGTCCCCGAGGAGATGGCGTACTTCCCCAACGCGAGTGTCGCCCTCGCGCCCTGTGTGGACTGCCCAACTGTGCCTTGGCGACACAGGTTCAAAACACCTCGAATGTCGCTCGTGGACTGTACAGGGATTTGGTGGGTCACCGTCATCGCCGCAAGTTCGTGATTGTAGTTGTTGTTCGCCGTGACCTGCTGGTTCACGAAGACGTTCCCGTACACTTGAAGACCCACGGGTTCGGGTGTGGCCGTGTTGATCCCAACCTTGTTACTTTCCAAAATGCTCAACTTTGTGTTCCCGACTGAGCTACCCGAGGTGACGTTGAAATTCATGCCTTTGTTCGCGGCAACGCGGCTCTGGATGAAGCCTTGGCCCACTACTGGGTCCATGTACATCCGGGTCCCCGTCTGGGACGTGCCCCAGACGTTACCGAAGGCTAAGGTGTTCGAGCCAGTCACGAGGGCGTCCCCTCCTACGGTGAGTGTGGCGTACGGACTCACATTCCCAATCCCCCACCGCCCTTGGCTATCGATCACCCCTCTCTGGGTATTTTTCGTGGTGAACTTCACAAACTGTGTAGCCTCGCTCGTGGCCCCGGCGGACACTTCGATGGAGCTCACGTTGGCCGTCACCGCACCTGATTTCAATAAAAGTGAGTTGAAGGTGTTATCGGTTCCGTAGTCGTCGGCGTGCACCACGATCTTCCCCGTGGATTTAATGAATTTCTCAGAGTTGGCGTCCACCGTGCGTGGGCCACCGAGGCGAATGTTCCCATCCACGTGGAGCGCCTCCTGCGGGGCTGCCGTTTTCACCCCGATGTTACTCTGTCCGATGAAGTAATCACTCACCGTGCGCCCGTGGACGACGAAGGCGTTATCGCCTGTGTCGTGCGCGTGAATGTTCGAGCCGATGCACAATGTGTGGATGGGGTTGGTGTTGGCGATCCCCACACGTTCGGTGGCGAACAACACGTTGAAGGCGGCGTTCCCTGTGACTTGGAACACGTTACTTGCCTGATCGTCCACCACGACGTTGCTACCGAGCTGCAACCTGTGGCCGAGTTTGATATTTTCTATATATGTATTTCCAGACACGTGGAGCACATTCGAGCCGGTGTCTTCCACGTACAGGTTGGCCCCGACGTCCAAGTCGTGAATGGGGTTCAAGTTGGACGCGCCAATCCCATTGGACGTGTAGAGTTTTCCCTGGACGTGCACGTTGACGTCTTCATTCAGGATTGTGATGTTATCGTCGGCCGGGCCGGAATCGGTGCGCCCCATCCTGATTTCTTCGTCGTTGGGCATGTACCCGATGAACACGTTGGATGGATCTTGGTGGAACACGATGGATGTGTCGAAGGTGCCGTCATTCCCGTCGCCGACGATGATGATGGCGTTGGACACGGACAAGTTTATCAATTGGGCGTACGTGGCCCTGTCCGTGACGAGGGCGTTTCCTGTCACCACCAAGTCGCCTATGATGTTTGCCGTGCCCACGGTCAAGGTGTTTCCTGTGATTTGTAAAACCGGGTCACCGACGTCGTTGATGGCAATGTTCGAACCGAACTCAATTCCTTCGTCGATTGTAATCTTACTGAGCGACACGTTCCCGTCGACGGTGATGTCCCCGTCGACGAGGATGCTCTTCGAGACAAGGTTTGTGCAGTTCACGTTCCCCTCGACCACTAAGAGATCTTCACCCTCATTATCTACGAACACCCGCGACCCTACGGTGTCACCCACTTGGAAAGCGAAAAGTGGGTTGTTTGTGCGCACACCAATCTGATTTTCTACGAACAGGCGCTCGAGCTGCGTCTGCTTCTTCACACTCAAAACGATGTCCGTCTCGTCATTCATCCACAGGTTCGTACCCAAGTCGAAGTTGTGTGGAGGGTACAGGTTGGAAATACCAATGTTCGACGTGAACACATTGGATGCTTCCAAGTCACCTGTGAAAATGTTTTCCTCCGTCTGACGGTTCTCCACATTCTGTGGTTCGAGCCTGGCCAGAAACAACTGGTCGAATTTAGCGGTCGAACCAACGAACGGCATCCTACTTTATTAAGGGAATTTAATTACGATCCGAATCGTATGCCGGCCAATCCCTGGTGTATGGTCAGGATTTGGTAGTTGACCGCGTACACGGTGAGGTGTTGGTCTGATGCTCGGTTCTGGCCTTTCTCCACACCCCTGAGCACGAGGCGTGCCGAATCCAACCTGGAAAAGTTTGTCGACCCGGTTGGGAAGTAATCCGATGCGTTCAGGCAGAAGTGATAGGCAAAGTATCTCGTGTAAAGTGGGACTTTGTTCGAGAGCACGAAGTTGCACACGCCGTAGTCTGATTTGTAATAGTTCTGCACGGTGTGGAAATAGGTGGGTGTCATGTCCTCGAGCAGTGGCTGTCCGTTCAACATGATGTCACACGAGGAGAAGGTGAACCTGTCGTCCTGTTCGTTGCTCTCGTTTGCCACGTACCCGAAGAACAATGACTTGACTGGATGATTGAAGGACGAGATGTCGATCACGTTCCGTCCACCTTCTTGGATTTCATTATCAGTGACGTGTTCAGTGAGCGGCGCCTCGACGCTTTGGCACTGTGTGATGAGCAAGTCAATCTTTCTTTCCATGAATTGTTTGCGCTCGTCCGTGTCTAAGACTACAAAGTTCCCGTAGCATCGCACCGTCTTCTGGGCCTGTGTGCGGCCGTTAAACTTGGTGAGGTCGAAGTTCACCCGTATCTCCACTTCGTGGCTGTGGATGGCACACAACGGGAGGAAGGCTTTGTGATCGCAGAAAAAAAAGTGCATGGGTTGGAAGTTCGTGTTGGTCGTGGATGTCTTGTTGTTGATCTCTTGGCTCTTCACCCACGTGTCTGCCATGTAGTTCTGCCACACGTCGCTGATGTAGTCGAACTTGTGACTGTCCACCTTGACCCCACCGATGTACAAGTCCACGGTGGAACCGAAGAATAAGTCTGGAAGGTTGTAGCCCTCGAACCACACGGCGTTGATGATGTCCCCGAAAGACGGGATCACGATGGAGGCGTGTTTGTCGTCGATAGTCTTGATGAGCTTAGGGAACTGCGAAAAGTTTGTCCTTCGCGTGTACTTGGCACGGAAGTGGCTGTCTTCGCTTTCGTTGTTCATGATGAATACGTCTTGCGCACCCTTGGACACTAAAGAAACTAAAGCCCCGGCAGACATTGTTATTACAAATGCAGATTAAAATATCAAACACTTTCCCTGAGGGAAGTCACGCGCGTCGTCGTCTTTCACCTTTCCGTGAATTTTAAAACCACCCTGTTTGTACACCTTGAGCCTCTTGTAGTACATGGCCGGGAGCAAGGACCACTGATCACTGATGTCGTAGATTACTGGATGGTTCTGCTTACCTTTGGTCTCTCGCATCACGCGCCCGATGCTCTGGACTATGTCTGACTTCGGTGTGGACAAAATCACCGTGTCCAGGCTTGGGATGTCTAACCCCTCGTGGGCTTGGCTGAATGTGGCGAAGATGATTTTCTTTTCACTCGACGCTTGCAGTTCACTTTCCTTCATTCCACCCATGTAAAGCCCTGAAGTTTCGGGAAAACACTGATGGAGCATTTCGCAGTGCATGCGCCTATCACTCAAAACCAACAACTGCCTTGTCCCCGCCGAAGCTTTTTTCACGAGCTTGACTAACATCGCATTCCTCTCGCGGCTCTCCACGAGTTCGGTGATCATGTTCACCAAACTTATTTTTCCATTTCTCGAACACGGCGGTGGGTTCTTGAACATCTCACTCTCGTACACCACCGGGAACACTTCCACCTGCTGTTGGTTTTTCCTTTCCACGGCGAAGAACGTCGGGCCCATGAACCAGTGAAGCACCTTGGTGAGGCCGTCCTTGCGTTCGGGTGTGGCCGACAACCCGAAGACATGTTTGGGGCACATCTTGAACAAGCTCTGGCTGAACACCTTGGCGCATATGTGATGGGCCTCATCCACGATCAAAGTTCCCACGCTATCGAAATCGTTGAAGTCGTACTCCTTCATGCTCAGCGACTGGAGCATGGCAATCACAAAGTCGCAACCTTCGATTTCTTTTTTGTTTTGCTGCACCGTGCCTATGACAGCCCCTGGGCAGAACTGTTGTATGCGTTCTCGCCACTGATTGGCTAAAAATTCTTTGTGAACCACAATCATAGTCCTGTAGCCCAACTTGCACGCTATGGCCAACGCGACGGTGGTCTTGCCGTAGCCACACGGGAGTGAAAGGACCCCCGAACCCGCTTCCAGAGCTCGATCAAGCGCTTCATTCTGGTGGGTGGCATCTCGGAGTTGTCCGTGAAATTCCAACTTTGCTCGAGCGGGTTCAGGTCGCTTATCACCGGTGGGTTCTCCAAGTCGAGCACTTCCGTAGAATCTTGGAACGCACACTCCCTTTTTAGTTGTTCTGTAAACCCTAAAAGCCGGTGGAGGAAATCCATAATCAGAATTCACCTCTGCCCGCACGGTGAGTTCTTTTTTTATCTCCTTTAATGGACCTTCGGTGATGAAGTATCCGGTTCGAGTAAGCATGACCTTGATTTAAAGATGTGTGTAATTTTTAAATCAACGACACAATGATCGTGAATGTACTCGATAACATTAAGAAAATTGAAAATCAAATCGATGAAATGACCAGAGAGATCCACCGTTTGGAAGGATCACTCCGTGTGTTCCGTGAATTCGCCATCAACGGCCTCACCGAGGTGGAGGTGCCGGGTGCACTTCCTAAGGAGCCCGAAGACGAGAATTGAGGTCATCGGCGGAACTTGCCAAAACTGTTTTCAAGACTGTGCCGATCGCACCCCACCTTAACTTTAACTCCTGAACGCGCATGGACGTTTCTACTCTCGAATACCACGCCACTGCTTTTGAGAACGTCACGCTGACCATGGAAAACAGGGACCATACTAATTTCGGGTCGCGCGTGAAAAAGTAGACGTACATCAGGATTGATAAGAGTAAAGCGACGATAGACGATCCTTCATCACCGGTCACGATACCCCTTTTCACCACGAACGCGAAAGGCCTCGTCGTGGGCCCGAACCGTCTCACGAGGTTTTCAAATTGCGACGGCGTATACTGTTGCACGGATAAACCCAAGAATTTAGGAATTCTGCGCCAGAAAGCCGTGGGCACTGGTTCGGCTTGCCTGATGTACCTGATAGCACCCACGTCATTCAAGTAGTTATCCACCAACCCCGAGGGTTGGCCGATGTAAAACAAACAAAGTAACGTAGTAATCTTGACCCATCTTCTGATATCTTCGTCTTCCCTCGCTTGCTTATAGATCTCGTACCCGAAGTCCGCAGCTTTATTGGCGATACCCTTGGAAAAGTACGCACGCAAGATTTCCTTCACGTTCTTGTTGGCCACGGCCGGGCTGATCACCTCACCATTCAAGTTCTTGTTTTTGTTGCTTTGCATCGCACTGTTGTTTCGTCGACGCCTGTTGTTATTGTTCCTTGCCGTCAGTTCTTCGAAGGTTTTTCGCGTAGCCTTTTTTGCGCTCTTTTCTCTCACCCGGAACATCTTACAGTGTGTCAACATTTTTTATCTTCCAGCTGAAGCCACTGGTGTTCCCTACATTCCACGCACCCGCGAATTCCAGTTCAGTCAAGACTTCGTCGCCTTCGCACAAGGCCTGGAGAGGCCTGGATCCGACCACCTTACACATGACACGCCTGTACCTGTAGGGCACTTTCACCGTGAGCACACATCCCATGAGTGGGTTCTGTTTTTCACCGTTGTGAAGTTTCCTAAAGTTCGCTTCGTGCACTTGTTCCACTCGCGATGCAAATTTCGGAGGCACCGCGAGTTGAATGTATTTCTTATCGTTGTGATCGTACATGGGTTTATGAATTTTCGCCCTGATCATCATGTTCGTGGCGTGATTAGCAGAAGGGCTATCCCTATAAGTAGAGCAATAAAAATGTGCACCACCGTGAGTGGTCGCATCGGGGCTCGTGTGCCGAACCGTTCGGAGCAGAACGCGCGCCCGACCTCCACGGCCGCTTCCATTGAAGAGTAAGGCGTGCGCCTGGGCGACATCATTCCGCACATGGCCACCTTTTGGCTCGCCCCGAAGAATGGGAGTTGGCCGTGACGGCTCAGCACACCCGAGCTCTGGGTGAACGACCACCTGTTCTCATCATCTGACCACGAAGCACCCCACCCGATGCGCACACCCGTGGGTTTCTTCCCCACACGCAGTTGCCGGAGGACTTCCTTCTTTAACACCTCGGGTGGAGCGGTGAGAATATCTTCCGTGAGATTGCATATCACGCACGAAATGGTTTTCCCATCGGCTAACACTTTGGGTTGGAGCTTCCATGGTGTGCGCATGGCAATCGAAAGGTCTTCTTCAATCTCCGGTGCACCGTCTTCGAAATCCAACAACACGTTGATGGCGCCGTAGGTGCTTTCACGAAGTTTCATCTCCGAGTTCACACCCCAATTGGTTCCTAAGAATTTCATGGCCGGTGAGTTGTCCAAACAAAGAATCACCAATTCTGCGTCTTTGACTTCGCGATCACCAGATAGCTTCATGTGCCCAGTGGTGTGATCAATCTCCAGGAGTTCGGAATTGAATTGAAAGTTGACCCCTCGTACGCTGGCCGCACTTTGCATCGCGTCACACATGGCGCGGCCAGACACCTTCTGCGTGCACTGCGTGCTGAAGGCCACCTGGTTGAAGCTCATGACGAACTCGTACGCCGTCATCACGTCCCACGTGACCCCATCCATGATGAGTGTGATGTGCTTCAACACCTTCTCACCCTCGCTCGAAAGCAAACCTTCGAACACATCTTTGACTGTCACGTTTTCGTAGGCGGTGGGGAGCATTAACACCCGAAAACCGGTCGAGGCTAAGATCCAATAGTCCTTCCACGAAAACGCTTTGAGAAGGATGGTGTAGATCTTCGATTGAACCGGTTCGAAGTAGTCGTGCCAGTTCATTCCCATTTCGTCGAACATCGAACGTGTGTTCACCCACGCGCGGTCGAACACGATCCTGTGTGCATGCAGGTCTCTTGGCCCTTTTTCTGGTTCCCACCACGACCCACCGGCGGAAGGTTTCTTGTCGTGGACAGTGACGTTGTGGTCACCGGCGAGTTCCCACGCGACTGCCAGCCCGGTAGGGCCAGCACCAATGACGTGGATCTTCATTAATTAAGGTTTATAAATTTTTCCTTGCAATCCGAAGTATGCGCCTAACATCAAAAGTGTCATGATTGTTTCCCTGGACAAATATTCTAATCCTTTGTACACGACGAAGACGTTCAACGCGATGTGCATCGGCCACTCTTCGTGACCCCACTTCATGTAGTACCCCGCTGTGGCCGCCGAAGTCACCAAGAGGGCGTTCGTGAAAGAAGACAGCGAAGGCTTGTACACGAACCACGCCACGAAGAGGAGGCCGACATATGATAGGAAGGACGCGCGCCTGAAGATTTCCTTGGCGTCCGTGGCTCGATCAATTTTTTGTCCAGTCACAAGTTTCCCGAACCAGTACGGACCAAGAAATATGTACGAGAAATAAAGAAACACAAAATACAACGCGAGCCACATGGGTGTTAAATTTACTTAGGAAAAAAATGCAATGTGTTTAATAAGAAGAAAGAAACATGTTTACCATCGCACGAGCTCAAGTATTTTGTGGATCCGGGAAAAAGTTAAAGAAATTCAGGAAGAAGTTGGCGCGCGAACGCAGAGAAGACCTCCTCCGGATGTCCGAGAAGATCAAAGACATCGCCATGGACGAGCAGCGCCGCACGAAGGAGATCGTCCAGCGCCACCGAGATTTCTTCGAACCGAAGAAGAATTCGCCGACGGATGACTTGTCTATCGACTTTTTTGAAAAGTGAACCACGCTGTAATTAAAATAAAAATCATCGACACATGTTGCTTGTCATCGAAGTACTGCGACAACACCGCGCTCAGCACGGCGTACTGGGCGTACCTGATTTGCCGCCGCGTCTTATCGATCGATCGCTTCATGGCCGCTTTGGATTTCTCCAAACCCAAAACAGCCGTACTGATCGCCTTGATCCTCGAGGGCATCTCCGCAGTGGTCGTCAGCATGTCCCCTATGTTCACCGAAGAAGACACCTGCTTTTTGATGATGGGTTCGAGGTAGTTGAAGTAGTTGAATTCTGGGTCGAGCTTCAGGCACAGTCCTTCCACTGTGCTGAATGTCTTGGCCAAGTACACGAAACTCGAGGGCACGACGAAGGGTTTTTTCCTCGCCAGTTCGGCCAGCAGTTCGTCGTTCGCCGAAAAGTTGGTGACGTCCAGGGTTTCCATGTATCCTAACACGTACTCGAAGAAGGTTTCGATCTCCGATGTGTCCGTGGTAGTCGGGACTATGATTTTGAGTTTCACTAAAATTTCCACAATCTTTTTCGTGTCACGCATCAAGATGGCGACCAGGAGATCCATGAAGCCCTGCCTGAGTTCAGTGGATATTGGGACCACCAATCCGAAGTCGTAGAACACTAACTGTTTGCCGTTGAACCCGACGTTCCCCGGGTGTGGGTCCGCGTGGAAGAACCCGTGCTCCATGGTCTGTTTCACGTAGGAGGAAATCAAGGCTTGGCATATCTTCTGTTTATTCACCCCGACGTCGGTGACTTCGGTGATTTTGTTCGAAGGCACGTACTCCATGACGATGGCATCTTCCCCGCACAGGCTTTCATACACGGTGGGCACACGGACCCAATCGATTTTTTTAAAATTTTTTTTAAACATCTTTGCATTCTCCACCTCCTTGACATAGTCCGTCTCCGATAACAAGTTTTGGATGGCTTCTTCCAACACGTACCCATCCCCATTGCCCGTGTCCACACCCAAACGCTCCAAAAAATGAACCACATTTTTAATCTGATCCGTGTCTTGTTTCATGGTGTTGTAGATGTTCGGCCTCCTCGCCTTGACAATCACCTGCGTTCCGTCTGAAGCTAACGTGGCTTTGTACACCTGGCCTATGCTCGCCGACTTGAACGGTACCTTTTCGAAGGACGAGAAGGCGGACATGTCGACGTCAATATCATACTCCACGACAGGGACGCTGTCCTGCAAAGACTCTAACTCACGCGTGAACTCGTAAGGATAGATGTCCCCTCTCGTCGAGACGATTTGTCCGAGTTTTATGTATGTCGGTCCCATATCCAAGAGTTCCTTCTTCGTCCATCGGCCTAACTTGGCCTTGTCTTTCGTGGTTGCGTTTTTCACGAGAAACTTCGTGGCGAATGTCCAAGCCTGAAGGCTTTTCATTTGCTCTTATCATAGGTCAACACTTTTTAAAAAGTCATCGATATCACGAAAATATCTTTTCAAATCTTTCATGAACCGCTTGTTGTTTTCCAAACACTCGCACTCGAGTTTGTTCTTCCAAAGGTAGGCCAGGTTTGACTTGCTGTACCTCGTGCGCTTTTGGTTTTCCGTGGGCTTCCGTGGTTTGATCACTTTGGATTTGGCCTTGGTAGTCTTGGTGTTCACCGCTTCGGGCCTTCGCGCGTAGCTCAGGGCTTGCATCACCGTGTCCGCCAAGTCGTCTTTCTTTTTCGATTTGTCGAAGACGTCGATCCAATCCGCGTTGACGTCCCCGACGTGAATGAATGCTCGGCACCGTTCGATGGATGTCTTCTTACGCTTGGCGTACATGGATCTGCCAGGCCCGGCCACGTCTGGAATTTTGTGGCGGGCGTCGTAGATGATCGTCTCCGCATTCGGGCTTTTGATCACGAAGTAGGCATGAAGGAAGTTTTCGACCGTCTTCATCTTTCGGTTTCGGTCGGGTTGTTTCTCGATGAGTACCACGTCTGATTTGATGGTCCACGGGCGTTCGTCCAGATGTTTCCGGAGGGACACGAAGAGGCCGTCCTCGTGCTCCGGTGGCACCCCGGACACGTCCCAGTTATGTATTCGAGAAGTCTTCGTGTCGAGAAGACACATCGCTAGGTTCTTTATGCCGACATCGATGGAAAGGATTTTCATCGCTAGTTTAAATATTTACAAAAGTTCTTTAAATTTACTTTGCCGCCGACATCACCGTGAGGAAGATGATGAGCAGGATGCAACACAAGCACGATCCTGCGCCCACCATCCAGTTGTCGACCATGAACTGCAACACAGACTTGAAGGCTTCGAACATCTGGCTCAAAAGTTCAGACAACCCTTCCACACCTTCCTTGGCGTCATCGGCCGCATTCTCCAACGCCTCCAACGGGTTGGGGGTTTTGTAAATCAACATCAAGAAGCCCAAACCGACCGCACCTCGAAGGCCCCACTTTTTGAGGGTAGATTTCCCTTCCGGGGTTTTCGCCACTTCGTCGAGTTTTTGTTTCACTTCCGGATTGGCATCGAGGTCTGGGCCACCGGCGTCCTTCAAATCCGTCTCGGTGAGATCTTCACCACCTTCGACTGGCTTGCCTTTGTTCGCCTCAGCCTTAGCCCGAACACTCGCACCTTTGGTTCCTTGTTTGGGTGAGCCGATGGGGAAACGGGACTTTACGAAATTGATGGTGTCGGCAAACTTCGTGCGAAGCCAGGAGCCGGCTCCGAACACTGACCCTGGTCTGGGTGCCACGCTTTTAGCACTGACACCACCTGCGGCGTTGGTGACAACTTTTGGACTGACATCGGCCCTGACCATGTTCACTGACTTTGTTGTAAGAGAACATTTTTTATCTGAAGGAATGCTGAAATTTTTCTCATGTATTCATCTTCGATGTCCATGTCGATGTATTTATATCCCATGTGATCTTCCTTGACGTA